CAAGAGAAATTTTCTCATAATTTCAAAATGCTGTCCATTATCATTAAACGCACAGAGACTCAACTGAGTCGGCTGTGCGTTTTTTCTTTACTACAACCCCATAGGACGGAGGTGAGACTGACGGGAAAGTACCGCTACCTGACCTTCGAGGACAGGAAGAAGATCGAGGCGTGGCATCTGCTCGGAGATCGGCCGGTCGATATTGCGGCCCGCCTGAGCGTCCACCACACCACGATCTACAAGGAGCTCCAGCGAGGTGCGACCGGCGCGCTGGACGCCAACCAGCGCGAAGGGTACAGCGCAGAGCTCGCCGAGAGGCGGCTGCGTGAGAGCTTCAAGCGCAGAGGTAAACGAGCACCGGCCGCACAGTAGCCAAGAACACCCGGCAGCGCCGGGCCGAAGAAAGGAGACCCCCATGAGAAGCAGAAGAAACAACACGACCCTGACACGCAAGGTTGACAAGTGGAACCCCCGCAAAGTGTGGCTCATTAAGCGCTACGCCGACGGCCACTATGCCATCAACCAAGAAGTCGGCGGTCGTGTTTTTTATTCCAGCTACCAGAGAGCAACCAAGGCGCAGATCGCCGCGATCTTCGCCTGCTGCTGAAAACGCCAAGATCCCCGGCTCTGGCCGGGCCAATTAAGAAAGGAGCACACCATGAAATTTTACTACAAAGACCAACTGATCCGCACGAGCAAAACCCACGCATATAACTGGGCAATTCTGACCGAGCGCCCTGACGGGACGTATGCCTGCCACGGCTGCCGAGTAAACCGCAGCGACGCAGACAGCGAAGCCAGCCGCCTCAGCCGCCGCGGCGTCGACCACATCATCATCGCCCCGCTCGAGCAGCGCGGGAGGTGATCGCATGAACATCAAAGCCATCCGGCAGCTCGCCGACGTCACGCTGGACAAGTACCGCAGCTCGATCCCTCGCAAAGCCTTCGAGGAGTTCGTGAAGGACATCATCGCCGGCGAGAACCGCGCGACCGCCTTCAGATACGAGGCGACCCCAATCTGCCGGGCCTCGTTCCCGTCCACGCTGGACGAGGACGACGCCCGCTGCACCGTGGAGGTCACGGTCTACCGGCTGAACGCCGTGGCCGTCACCGCCTTCCTGCTGGACGGGCCCGAGACGCTGCTGCGGCACATCGGGCTCGACGAGCAGGACACATACACCACCAAGCACGAGATCGACGACCTCGTCACCGTCGTGCACATCACCAGAGAGGAGGCGCCAGCATGGCAGCACTGAGAGACATCGCCCGAGACTTCGCCGCGGAGATCCGCGACGGCATCGGCTGGACAATCGTGTATCGCACCGGCCGCTCGTGGAACGCCCTGACAATCTGGAGCGACATCTGGAACGGCGAGTGGGAGACTGACGACCTCAACGACGCCATCGGGATCCTGAAGGCAGACCCGGACGCCGTCATCGTCAACGGCTACTACTGCGGCCACTTCGGTGAGGACATGACCATCGACGAGATCGCCGCCGGGATCCGCTGGCACTACGAAGGCGGCCGCAACCGCCTCGCGGACTATTGCGAAGTCACGCAAGGCCGGAACGCCCTCGAGGAGGGCCGCAAGGCTGCCGAAGCTGCCGGCCTCCCGTTCTGTGAGCGTCTGACCGACGGAGGCGACGACGAGCTGAGCCCCTACGTCTACGACGGCAGCATGACGCTCGCCGATCGTGAGAAGATGCAGCAGGCCCGCGAAGCCTTCGAGAAGCTGGCCGACGCTCTGCGGGAAATCGCCGCCAAGCTGGCCGAGGCCCTGAAGCCGGTCATCAACGCCGTGCTCTCTGCCATCAAAAAGCTCTGGAAGGTATCGGCCAAGGCCATCGGAGTGCCGCCGAAGTGGCTGCACCTCGCAGCTCACGCAAAGAAAGCCAGAACCCGGAAGAAGTACCGCAACCGCATCCGGCGCTATGTTTTCGAGGCTCTGGCTGCGGAAGGAGGTGGAGGCCCATGACAGCCAAGTGCGTCAGCTGCGGGCTCGACTGGAACGTCAGCATCTACCAGAAGATCCCCCGCACCGGCTACATCTGCCCGCACTGTGAGAGCCGGCTCCGCGCCGGCGAGACCCTGCCAAACATTCAGGCCAGCCAGAAGGCTCGGCCGCAGAGAACGAAAGGAGCAACCCCATGAAAAAGATCGCACTCAAGAACGCCGCCCGCGGCACGGCCTTCGACTATGCCGGACAGAGCTGGATCCTGCTGGAGAATGATGACGGCCGCGCCCTCTGCCTGAGCAAGGACATCATCGAGACCCGAGCCTTTGACGAGGGCAACTGCAACAACTTCGCCGTCGCCAGCAGCAAGGAATACCTCAACGGCGCCTACCTCGACAACCTGCTCGAGGACGTGAACGGCCCCAACGCCTTCCTGACCACGGAGCTCGACCTGACCACTGACGACGGCCTGAAGGACTACGGCACCTGCACCGTCACCATCTTCCTGCTGACGGTCGACCAGTACCGGCGCAACCGCGACGTCATCCCCAACGCAGACGACTGGTGGTGGCTGTCCACCGCCTTCAGCACGAAGTCTAACGGCTACGAGTCACTCGCCCGCGACGTCGACACCGATGGCACTCTGAGCGGGTACAGCGCCTACATCGGCTACGGCGGCCTGCGCCCCGCTTGTTATCTGGACTCCGATCTCCTGATCTCCGTCGAGGACGACGAAGCCACCGACGACGTCACGCCGGAGCACGCCGGCGAGATCATCGCGGCGCTGGCCGAGCAGTTCGGCGGCACCTTCGCCACCGAGGATCAACTGACCACGGCCCTCTCGTTTATGCTCGGCACCCTGAGAGCCACCCGTGAGAAGGAGGCCACCCATGAATAAGCAGACCGGCCTCGAGTTTATGCGCACGGCATCAGCGGAGGAGATCGCCAAAGTCATCAGCGAGGAACACCCGCCCGTCGGATCCGTCCACTGTGACTGTACCCCTTGCGTGAGGTGCTGGCTGGAGTGGCTGCTCACCGGCACGGCCGCGCCTTGCGAATGTGGAAAGGAGGCCCGGCATGAGTAACCTCTCCACCCTGTTCGACCACTACAAGGCCCTCGTCGTGTTTGATACCGAGACCAGCGGCCTCGACTTCGACAACGACCAGATCATCGAGCTCGCCGCCCTGCGCGTGGAGCGCACGGCCATCGGCGGCCTGCGGATCGCTGGCAAGATGGACACCTTCATCAAGCTGCCAGAGAGCGAGACCCTCCCGGAGAACATCGTCAGCCTGACCGGCATCACCGACGAGCGGCTCCAGACCGAGGGCGTGCAGCCTGCCAAGGCGGCCAGCCAGATCGCCAAGCTCATGCAGAACGGCCCGACCCTGATGATCGCCCACAATGCGCAGTTTGACGCCTGTTTTCTCCGTGGCCTGCTCCGCGGCCAGAAGGTCGGCCGGATCGACTGGCTGGACAGCCTGACGGTCTACAAAGACCGCAGGGCCTACCCGCACAAGCTCGCCAACGCGATCATCGCCTACGACCTCACCGACAAGGTACAGAACAGCCACCGCGCCATCGACGACGTGCTGGCCCTGTTCGAGGTGCTGAAGGCGATGGACGACGAGCGCGAGGATCTCGGCAGCTACGTCAACCTGTTCGGCTACAACCCCAAGTACGGCGTCAGCGGCCGCCGGATCGTGGGCGTCAGATATGAGCCGCAGAGCTTCAGCAAGGGCCTGACTCGCCCGGAGCAGACGCTCCCGGCCCGCGTGGCGCGGAGGTAACAGCATGAGCCCGGAGATCACGATCACGAGCGAGGAGCTGCGCGAGCGCGTCGAGGATCGCCTCGACCGCTGGATCCCTGACGACGTCTGGAACCGTGCCGAGCCCTACGCCCGCCACAAAAACGAAGTAAACCGGCAGCGGCACCCCGAGATCGACTACTACGACAACGACTACCTCGTGCTGCTGACCGCTGACACCGTCCGAGAGACCGAGTTCAGCGACCTCACTCACGCCCTCTGTGATCTGACCGTCGCACGGGCTCAGTGAAAGGAGAAACCAATGGAAACCACAAAAGAAAGGGCCGCCCGTTGCGACCGGGCGACCCATGCGAGAAGATCCAGCAGCCTGCCAGCATACGGATCCCGCACCGCAAGTATAACACGCCGGCGCCGCCGTGCCAAGAGGAAAGCCCTGAGAGCTGCCACGCTGGCCGCTGCCGTCCTTCTGCTGGGCGGCATCTCTGTGGCAATCTTCACCACCCCGGCCGGCAGCAAGCAGGAGACCAACATCCTGCCGCCGACCACAACCGTCGGCGCATACATCCCGGACACCCCCGCCCCGACTGCTGAGACCGTGGAGCCGACCGAGCCCGCCGCGCGCTACCCTCTGACCGACGCCGAGCGCGACGTCGTCGAGCGCGTGGTCATGGCCGAGGCCGGCGGGGAGTCCTTCGAGGGCCAGATGCTCGTCGCTCAGTGCATCCTCAACGCAGCCGAGAAGCACGGCGTCGACCCCTCTGAGGCCGTCGTCCTTTACAGCTACACCAAGAGCCGGCCGGATCCCACACAGCGCGTCAAGGACGCCGTCGCGGCCGTGTTC